ATGAGAGTTATTGCTGATGGTTGCATTAAATGTGGTTCTTGCGCATCTGTTTGCCCAGTTTCCTGCATTACTGAAGGCGAAACTAAATACGAAATTGGCGATGCTTGCATCGATTGCGGTTCTTGCGAATCCGTTTGCCCAGTTTCTGTAATTTCCGCTGAATAGTACAACAAATCTAAAAGACCAGTAAACGCTTATGTTTACTGGTCTTTTTATTTTTGCAAAACGGTAAAAATCACCTAATTTCTTCTCGGTTGCTCAACCGTTGCTCACCTTTTAATAGGTCATCTCCGTAAGGTAACTTATTTACCGCATCAATATATTGTTGTAGTGTTTTATGTGTATAAACATCTGCAGTGATATTATCCTTGTTAGCATGGCCGACGATCCGCTTGATTATAATTTCATCAATACCTATGTTACTACACATTGATATAAAAGTATGTCTAGTATCATGAGGTTTGTGCTCGCCTAGGTTCCATTCTTTACATCTCTTTTGCAGTTCCTTGCGGTATATGTCCTTATGTATCACGCCATCTAGTAGGCACTCGGAACGTTTAAATTTTGCTTGCTGATATAGTTCCTTGATGAAAGGAGAGATACATTCCGCAATAGGGATAGCTCGATTACGGCCAGCCTCTGTTTTAGAACCGCCAATCATATATCGTTCTTTGATGTGGATATCATCCACTCGGATTGTTTGTAATTCGTTCAATCTGAGCCCCGTGTAGACGTATATGAGTGTTAGCTTGGATATTATATCGTCCGAGTGTTGCCAAAGCTCATAGAGTGCCAAATTCGTAAATATATTAGCCTTCTTAATTGGCGTAGCGTTTTTATTAATAATAATATCGGAAAGGTAGTTGCGCGGAATGACTTCCTGCTTTACGGCAAGTGTGCCGACCGAAACTATGATCGCTTTAATTAACTTTTGATAAGACTTTGTGTGCGTCGAATTATCGAATATAGACTGCAGATGGGCTGCTCTAAGATTTTTCATTTCGATATTGAATAGGTGCTCTACTAATTTTCGCACAACGTGTATGCTTTTTATTCGCCCTTTAGATAGCCCCTGGCGTTCAGCTTCTTCCAGGCGCCAATCGAAGCACTGCCCAAAAGTGATTTTGCGTTCCTCTTGAATTTGCGGATTAGTAGAGAATAGAGCAAGGGCATTATACGCTTCTTTTTGCGTCGCAAAGGTGCCTATTGATTTGCGCAAGGGTTTACCCTCAGAATTGTATCCAAGAGTCACCACGGCTCGATATGGCTTACGTAGGGCCTTATGTTTCATCTTATACACGGTGCCAGTACCGTTGGCACGTTTCATAGCCATAATTTCATACCTCCTAAAATACCCCTATCTGAGTAGTATCGGATAGGGGCTTTACGTTTATTAATCACTTGTCTTATAGACTAATTTATTTTCTTTATCCATAAGTTCTGCTAATTTATCAGTGGTAATAGGTATTTCAATTTTATCGCCATTTCCATTAATAAATTTAATAGTATACGGTGGGTTCATAATTATTTGTTTAGGTATTGCATAGTAGACAAGGGCATAGCTATGCGGCATCATATCATAGATTTTGGTATTCATCGCTACTGGGATTATATACTGATTGTCCTTTTCTATAAGTAATCGTTGTGATGGTAGTTGAGGCATTACTGTACCGGCTAATGGATTCTTTAGATGAAGTGCATATGTAGCTATGTATACATAATCATTACTGTTTAGTATGGCTTTCTTAAAAGATTCGTCTGGAAAAATCAGACGATCGTCTTTGGAATATGATACATATTTAGTGATTGTAGCTGGGGTAATTAATACCGCGGCGCCACCAGCTCCACTCCGAAGTTCAACTCCATAATTAATTGGGCTTTCAAGTTTACGATCAGTTTTATAATTTTGCCCGGTGCTCCAGATTTTATCATACGTTTCTGGGGTTACATCAATAAATTGTGCAAATGAAGAACTAGCAACTGTTGCAAATAATGCCGCGATAGATAAAATTTTATAGAATTTCATTGTTTATCTCCCTTATTAATCTCCCATATTAATCTCTTACAAAGTCACATTGTACATAACAACCTTACCAATCAGGTATAAGTCATCTGTATTCTCGTAACTAAATATGATGTCCCGAAATGCCATATCCGAGCTATCAGGTTTAAATACAAATTCTTTATGTTGTTTATCATTGTAGAATCTTTTAACTGTATAATCCCCTCCATTCTTAATAACTACAATATCTCCGTCATGGATATCTGGCAGTTCTATATTTCTTAATACGGCGATAATAGCGCCGTTTTGGATAACGTTGTTCATGCTTTCACCGTTAACCGGCATAAGTATAATATTCTTATTGCCTGCGTAACGACCCATCATGAAATCAGGGACAGATATAGTAGGCATGAAGTTAATGGCGTCTATCGTGGTTAACGCGCCCGCTGATACAGATGCAGGTACGTATTTGTAATTGTTGAGGTGAACCATATCTATAAACGCATCAGATTCTGCGTCAAAACGGCTGGCTGATTCGAACTGTTCAAATTTGTCTGAATCGCCGTTAAATACGCTCGGGATATATTCATCATACATGTCGTTATCCTTATAAAACTGGGACAAACTTTTACCATATACATCGCATAATTTTTTGAGTAAAAACAAATTAATGGGCTCTATCTCTGCCTCATAATCCTCAAGGTCTTTCTTGGGGATTTTTGTTATTTTTGACAGGTCCGAAAGGGATAAACCTGAGTTCACTCTTTCATTGATTAGCGCCCCCGGGATGCGGTCATCGGCTATCAAGTCCGAATCTGTTAGGTAATCAACAGTAACATCATAACGTTCCGCGATGCGCTTTAGCAAATCCAAAGGAATTTGTCTCTTTTCAGATTCATAATTACTTAATGTATTTTGAGCAACACCTAAGTCTTCGGCGAACTGTAGTTGACTAAGCCCTAACATGTGGCGTAATTGTCTTAATTTCATAAGTCTTCCTCCTTAAAAGTCTCCCTGCTTACACAATATCACATATAGCGATATTTTTCAAATATATTGTTGACGATAATCTCAAATTGAGATATACTAATATCACAAATTGAGATATTTTAGATGTAAAGGGAGGTGATTGGATGAGACAGTACTTGATTGATGCCAGAAATAAAAAAGGGCTCACCCAGGTTGAGGCGGCAAGTAAGCTTTTTATGTCTCAAAATTATTTATCAAATTTAGAGACTGGCAAAAGACAGAAAAGCCTTAGCGTGGCAACTTTAAAGGCGTTCTCAAAAGTTTATCAGATTCCGTTGGCTGATTTAATCGCATCAGAATCTGCATATGGAAATACCTAATAGGTAACGAAATTAAAAGAAACGAGGGCAGCAAATGACAGATATGGAGATTTTGTATAATGCTTACCGTGATAGCGGGTTACAGACCAACGAGGAAATGGAAAATTTACTCGGATGGCCGAACGGTAAGATTAGAACTATGAAAGCCCGACTAAAGGCAAGAGGATTTATCGACTATGAATTCGGTAAGCCGGTTACGATTTTAAAGCCGTATCGAGAAGATGTGGAAAAGCCAGAAAGCTTCAAAGCAGCTATATACCGAGAGATGTTAGAAGTTTACATGGATGATTTCCGTAATCAAGATACTTTTAAAGATCGTTTACAAGTAGGCCAAGAAATCAGAATGATTTTGAAGGCTATATGAAAAGGAGGGGCAGTGCACATGATTAGAAAAGTGATTTCGGTCGCCCAAATGTCGACCGTGCTCGGTGTTAGCCTAACAGCTATCCGAGAGGGAATCGCAAGAGACCGATTTCCATTTGCATACTCCTGGCAGTCGCCAGGTAAGAAGTCAAGAGCCTTTGTCATCGATAAAGAAGGGTTTAGGACGTTCCTTGTCCATTCGCTTGGATGGGATACGAAAGTAGTTGATGCGGAGTTTAAATCCGCAGGAATTCATTAGGGAGGATAAATTATGAACTGGGGTAATACATCTTACCATTATACAATTTCCGTAATTAAAGGAATCGTAGGCGGTTTCCAGTATAGCCTCGACAGAAAATGTAATACAAAACGATGGGCGCTGATGGAGCTTGAAGAATTAGGTACCTCGAATTGGGGATTTTCTAACTTAAAAACGCGATTAATTGACAACGCCATCCGGGAGGCTATCAAGTATGTTAAAAATACCGACATATCAAACTGTCAGGTGTCGACTGTGTATCATTCTGGATTTAGGCACGTTCCTGGTTATTTTAAAGGTTTAAAGGAGATGTAAATCATGAACTGGATTGACGTGGGGATGCACTTGAGTTTAGCTGCATCAGCAGTAGCATCTATTTTATCAATGATGATGTTATAAAGGAGATCAAATTATGGGCTATATGTTATTGGGGACGTTCCTCATTGCAGGCTCTATGGGGGCCTTAGAAGTAGACCAAATCGGTTGGGAACAGTTTATATTGCAATCTTTAATCGGATTCGTTATATCCCTATACGGCTTTTATAAAGATAAAGCCGAAATGGATGTTGAAGAGCAGGAAGATGTCACGTACATCCCAAGAGTGAGAACTCACGGCGATTATTGTAAGAATCCGTATTACAACTAAAAGGAGTTATGAAATGTCAAAGCAGTATATCAGTAAACAAAGAGTAAAGGATTTTATATATGATATTTATTGTGAAAAGAGGGATGAAATTTATAAGGCGGAAAGCGCAGCAATAAATAAAGCAGTCGCTGCTACAGAATCCTTTAAGCGCCTTGAGGGCGCATTAAATTCAGCTCAATCTATAGCTGAAGAAATAGTACAAGCCGGGTTTGGCGATAGTTTTCTAAGTAAAATTCCAACTCTGAAGAGTTTGCTCAGCGAAACGATTTCTAGAAGTAAGTATATGTATTCTGATCCATTAAAATCGTGGTCAACAATTTGTGAAATTGTTAAACCTTTTGAAGAGCAGCTATCTGAGCTGTCCTTTGCTAAATGTGACGCATATAAAATTATCGATAATGCACAAACAGGACGAGCGGCGGCAGATGCACTGAAAGAACAAGGCTTAGACTTTTACTCTTGGCAAAAGAAAGAAGTGGAGGAAAATCTCGACATAAGCGCTTTGAAAGGTGGTGATTAAATTGCGAGAATGTAACAAATGCCAAAAGCGAGACTACTGCATTCCTGATGAATGCGAGGATTTAGGCATAAAAAATGAGCCTGATGATGCGGCAACATCAACAAGCTCAAATTAGAAAAATATCCACTTAAAGTATACCACAGAAAGGACATATTATGGAATTCCTATTAGTTACTTACGATACCAGCGATTATTACTGGCAAAATAACACACCTGTACATAGCCCAGATGAATTTTGGTTTAGATATTACGAATCCGATACAAATGTTCCAATCGATAACATTGGTGTTGGCGATTGGGTTGTTGTTAAATCAAGAAACGGCTTAGGCGTTGCTCGTGTTTTGAAAAAGGCAAAAGACCTTGATACTGTTCGGATGCAAGGTTTCAAAGGGAATGTAGTCAAGCAGGTCATTGCAGTTATTGATACCTCTAAATGCGATAAACGTGAAAGCGATCGAGCTAAGTTGGAGGACATTGAAAAGAAACTTGAGCAAAAGGCTAAGAACGCTGAGCGCTTGACTATGTATCGATTACTTGCAAAAGATAATCCGGAATTCTTAGCGTTACTTACTGAGTATGAATCTGTAAAGGCCTCTGTCGATGAATTATAAAGCAGCTCGTGACAATAAGGACGATTATTAATATTCAGGAGGATTTAAACAATGATTAAAGTTGAAGTTCAAGGAGTTAATGTACTAGATGTATATAACCAGCTAAAAGCTGTGTTAAATCAATTCAGAAGTTTTGTAGATAACGACAGAGCAATGGATGATAAAGCCCCTGGCATAGTAGATACAGTGGTATCTACAGTAGCAACACCGTCCGTGTGCGTATCTAATCTTACACCACAAGATACAAATCAAGGTGTACCTACTACAACAGTAGCTGTGCAACCAAACTCCATATCCATGACGGCACCTAATGCAGCTGTACAAGTTACTCCTACTCAAGTAGCTATTACAGCACCAACTGTCAACGTGGCAACTGATACCTCGGTACAAACAGTTACCGCACCTGTGCAAACACCTGTTACTGCTCCAGTATCTCAGGAAGTTAAGAAATATACATTGCCTGAAATTCAAGCGGCGCTTGCACCATTACTTGACGCTGGAAAAGCTGTAGAATTGCAACAATTAATGGCACAATTCGGTGTTCAATATTTGGGTGAAGTACCTGAGGACAGATACCCCGAATTAGTAAATGCGATTAGAGGATTGGGGGCAAGAATCTAATGGCATCTCGATCACATGCATTATTAAACGCATCGGGGTCACACCGGTGGCTGCATTGTACAGCCGCCCCTCTTCTAGAGGAGAACTTTCCCGATAGTACATCTGTGTATGCAAAGGAAGGAACCCTGGCACACGAACTGTGTGAGTTAAAACTACAGAAGTATACCACGGCCATGGCGAAATCCACATACACTCGCAAGTTCAACAAAATCAAAAAAGATGAATTGTGGCAACCAGAAATGGACGATACCTCGGAAACATACCTCGAATATGTCAAAGGCGTTATGTTAGGCTGTACGGCAACTCCTGTAGTGGCCATTGAAAAACGCGTTGATTTTAGCCGTTATGTACCCGATGGATTCGGCACAGCTGACTGTATTATCCTATCCGGTGACACCTTGCACATCGTTGATTATAAGCACGGAAAAGGGGTAGTCGTTGATGCGGAACGCAATCCGCAAATGATGCTATATGCCCTCGGCGCGATTGATGCGTATAGATTACTCTATATGTTCAATACGGTCAAAATGACTATCGTGCAGCCCCGTGTTAATAATATCAGCGAATGGGAAATCCCTACAGCAGAATTACTGGATTGGGGTAATACATTCGTCAAACCTCGTGCAGACGAGGCTATGTCTGGTAACGGTAAATTTGAACCCGGTGACTGGTGCAGATTCTGCAGGGCAAAACAACAGTGCAAAGCCCGATATGATGCAAACGACTCATTGCACAGTGCGCTAGTTTCTAATCATGATCCTCGGCTTATCTCGATGACAGAACTCGGTGAATACCTTCGTCGAGGGAAAGACGTCGCTGCTTGGCTCGAAGATATGAAAGACTACGCACTCACTGAATCTCTTAATGGGGTGGCAGTCCCTGGCTGGAAAGCCGTAGAGGGTCGTGGTAGTCGGGCCTTTCAAGACACCGATGCTGCTATCGATACTTTAATCAAAGCTGGCATTGATGAAAGCATTCTATATGAACGCAAGACATTAACATTGGCTCAGATGGAAAAGACCATCGGTAAAACCCAATTTAATGATATGGTAGGCGACATGATAGTTAAGAAAGCAGGCAAGCCTACCCTAGTTGAGGAATCCGATAAGCGCCCTCGGATTACCAATCAACCTACTGCGGCGCAAATATTTAATGTATCTAATGATAATAATGGAGGTAATTAATTATGTCATTCGTTCCACAACCAACTGAAGTATTATTGCAAAATGTTCGTGTATCCTACTGCCATCTATTAAAACCTTGGGCTAATTCCACACAGCCTGGTGCTAAACCTAGATATTCAGCTACTATTCTATTACCTAAAACTGATGTAGCTCAACACCAAGCTCTCATGAATGCTATCGAAGCTGCTATCCAATCAGCTCGTACTAAATTCGGCGCACGTGTTCCAGCACAGCCAAAAGTACCAATTCATGACGGTGATGGCTACACACAATCTGGTAAGGAGTTTGGCCCTGAATGTAAAGGTCATTGGGTGTTTACAGCAGCGCAAGATGCTAGCTATAAAGTTGAAGTAGTAGATCTTCAAGGTAATCCTCTCTCAAATCCTACACAAGTATACTCCGGCATGTATGTCAATGTACTCGTTCGATTCTTCTTCTACTCCAATCAATCCACTGGTATCGGATGTGGTTTGGGTCCTGTTCAAAAGGTGCGCGATGGTGAAGCATTGGGTAGTATGCCAGTAGCTGCATCCTCTGTATTTGGTGCACCTCAAGGTAGCGCAGCTAATGTGTATACCGGTGCTCCAGTAGCAGCAGGTCAACCTGTACAACAACAAGCACCTCAACAAGGTTATGTACAATCGGCATATGCTACGACACCTCAACAAGGTTATGTACAACCGGCATATGCTACGACACCTCAGCAATCCGTGCAGCAAGCTCCTGTAGGGATTAACCCTGTAACTGGTCAACCTTACTAATAGGTGCCTGATATGAGGCATCTAAGTATTGATATAGAAACATATTCATCGACTGATATCTCATTCGGCGTGTACAAATACACTGAATCTCCTGATTTCGCTATATTACTCTTTGCGTATTCCTACGACTTTGGCCCTGTTGAAGTCGTAGATTTAGCGCAGGGAGGAGTAATTCCTGACAGTGTGATTCGTGATTTACTGAACCCAGATGTAATCAAGCACGCTTACAATGCACAATTTGAAATTACATGTCTAAATCGTGCAGGGTTACTCACATCGGTTGATCAGTGGCAATGCACGATGATTCATGGTGCCTACTTAGGATACCCTATGGGCCTAGCCTTACTCGGTAAGGCCCTGGGGCTACCCCAGGATAAGAAAAAGGACGCATCGGGGAAAGCACTTATCAAGTACTTTTGTACGCCATGTAAGCCTACTAAACGTAATGGGGGACGTGCCCGTAATCTGCCTAGACACGATATGGATAAATGGAACGCATTCATTGAGTACAACCGCCAGGACGTTGTGACCGAGATGGAATGTTATCACAGATTAGCCTCGTTCCCTGTACCTTATGATACATGGAAAGATTGGTATCTTGATATCCAAATCAATAGTAGAGGGGTGCGCATCGACCATGAATTGGTTGAGGGTGCACTATACATTGATGAGGAAAATCGCGAAATGTTGATGAATGAGGCTTATCAAATCACAGGACTTAGCAACCCTAACAGCCGGAATCAATTACTTGATTGGTTAAACAATAATACTAATGTCAGTCTTGAAAAACTAACTAAGGACACTGTGGCCGATGCTCTGACGGATGCTGATGACGTTGCAGCAAAAGTGCTTATGATTCGGAAGAAACTCGCGAAGTCATCGGTATCTAAATACACCATGATGGATGGTGCTATGGGCGCTGATCTTCGTCTCAGAGGAACATTACAGTTCTATGGTGCCAACCGTACCGGGCGCTGGGCGGGTCGTCTTATCCAGGTGCAAAACCTGCCGAGAAATTACATTGAGAACCTCGACACAGCTCGCCATCTCGTTAAGACCAAAAACCGTCAAGGGTTAGAACTTCTATACGGTGATGTATCGGATACGCTATCTCAATTAATTCGTACCTCAATTATTGCTGAAAAGGACAATACATTATGTGTGGCCGACTTTTCAGCCATTGAGGCTCGTGTTATTGCATGGCTATCGGGAGAACATTGGCGGCAGCGAGTATTCGCTGAGGGCGGAGACATATACTGTGCTTCCGCATCATCGATGTTTGGTGTTCCCGTTGTTAAACATGGCGAGAATGGGCACCTTAGACAAAAAGGTAAAGTCGCTGAATTGGCACTCGGCTATCAAGGCGGAGTGAATGCATTAAAAGCCATGGGCGCTCTTGATATGGGACTACATGAGGAGGAATTACCTGAAATCGTAAATTTATGGCGCAACGCATCGCCTAGAATACGAGATTTGTGGTATGCCGTTGAGAATGCGGCCGTGTACACCGTTACTACCGGGAATCCTATAGGCCTTGACCACGGCATTATGTTCCGTTTGGAAATTGATCCAATATACGGTTACCATTATATGACGATTGAATTACCGAGTGGACGTAAGCTATTTTATCCTAGCCCAAGCATTAAGCAGAATGCATTCGGTAAGGATGCTGTACACTTTAAGACTAAAGTAAACGCTGCATGGGTTACTGAAAGCACCTATGGAGGCAAATTAGTCGAAAACATCACGCAAGCAGTCGCTCGAGATTGTTTAGCACTGACACTGCGCCGATTGGAGGATGTGGGATATCAAATTATCATGCACATCCATGATGAAGCTGTACTTGAAATCAACAAGGAGAATGCAGAATCTACGTTAAATGATGTTAATGCTATATTCTCAATCGCCATACCTTGGGCAGACGGGCTGCTATTATCATCCGCAGGATTTACTAACGACTATTATATGAAAGATTAGGAGGGGATACACTTGCAAAACGATAAACTGATTACCATCAGTATCGGTGCGAGTCGCACATCAAAGCAATGGACCCGTACGGAGATGTTGTGGTCCGAGTTTTGTGAACGCCTCAAAATCCCCGTTCGTACAACAGAAACCGTGGACGAATACCACAGATTGCCAAAATCTGAGAAAAGCAAGCTAAAGGACATAGGCGGCTTTGTTGGTGGTACTTTAAGCGGTCTACAACGTAAAGCTATTAACGTGTCTGGGCGTGATCTAATTACCCTTGATATGGATGCCATATCGCCTGGGGAAACCGAGAACGTCGCTCGCACGATTGACAGCCTAGGCATGGCTTATGTAATCTACTCAACCCGTTCTCATACGGTGCATCGTCCACGGTTACGTGTTATCGTCCCTACTGATAGAACGATGACACCTGATGAGTATGAGCCTATTGCTCGTAAGCTGGCAGAGCTCATCGGCATTGGTATGATGGATGGAACTACGTTCGAAGCTTCTCGGCTCATGTATTGGCCATCATGCCCGAATGATGCGCAATATGTATATTATGTAGGCGATAAGGCATTCTTATCTACTGACGGTATGCTCGGCCAATACACTGATTGGCGAGATGTGCGTTCTTGGCCACAGGTACCTGGTAAGGAAGCATCGCAGCATGAGAAGCAGTTACTTGCAAAGCAAGCGGATCCGAGAGAAAAACCTGGTATTGTAGGTGCCTTTTGTCGAATATATGGCATCCGTGAGGCGATTGATAAATTCATACCTCATGCATATGTCGATGTTGATGGCAGCGAGGACCGTTTAACATTCGTTACTGGCTCAACGGTAGCAGGGGCAGTTATCTATGATGACGATACATTCCTATTCAGTCACCATAATACTGACCCGTGTAGTGGTCAATTAGTTAATGCCTTTGACCTTATCCGGCTGCATAAGTTCCACAGCTTAGACGAGACTGCTAAGGATGGGACACCTGGGCATAAGCTGCCATCTTACATGGCTATGTCTAAACTAGCTATGCAAGATACGGTAGTCGTTAACGAACTCAACATGGCCCGTGCCCGAGAATCGGCATCAAATGTATTTGCTGATATTATCACGGATGTATCGGCTCACGCTGAGACATCCGACCTCGATCCTAATGCGTTAACGAACGTCGACTGGATGAAAAGTTCGACTTTAAAGTACGACGAGAATGGTCGACCTAAGAACACACTAGATAACATGCTTAAAATCATGCACCATGATCCGGCGCTTGTCGGTAGACTTGCATATGATAGATTTGGTTCAAGATACGTGGCGAAAGGAGCCCTACCATGGAACCCAACACCAGGACTTCGCATATGGACAGACGCAGATGATGCGGGCTTACGGTGGTACCTAGAAAATAAATATGATATCACCGGCAAAGATAAAATCATGGATGCCCTCATTATGTGCGCTGAGCAAAATGGATTTAATGAAGTACTAGATTACCTTAACGGGTTATCCTGGGACGGCATTGCCCGATTAGATACCATATTCATCGACTACTTAGGGGCTGAGGATAATGTATATACCCGTGCAGCCGCTAGAAAGTCATTTACGGCAGCAGTAGCGCGAGCGTTTGAGCCTGGGTGCAAGTATGATACGATGCCAATTCTTATTGGAGGTCAGGGTATTGGTAAAAGTACTCTTATCCGAACGATGGGTAAGAAGTGGTATGCTGATGGCTTAAATACCTTTGAGGGTAAGGAAGCTGCAGAAGGCATTCAAGGTAAATGGATTATAGAAGCTGGTGAAATGGCGGGGTATTCGAGGGCTGAAGAAAATGCATCTAAGCAATTTTTAAGTCGTCAAGTAGATGTATTTCGTCAAGCCTATGGCCGACGTACACAAGAGTATCCACGGCAGTGTGTGTTCTTTGGCAGTACGAATCAGTATGAGTTCCTAAAAGATATCACAGGCAATCGCCGATTTTGGCCTATTGATCTTGAAATGACGACTCCGCGAAAGAACATATTCGTTAATCTTCCAGGGGAAGTAGACCAGTTATGGGCGGAGGCCTTGTATCGGTATAAAAGCGGGGAAAGCCTCATTATCGAGGATGACCCGAACGTACTAAAACTGGCTGATGCGGCTAGAGAGGCGCACATGGAATCAAATACCAAAGCAGGACTGATTAATGAGTTTTTATTAATCAAAGTGCCTTTAAATTGGAATGTGATGAGTCGGAGCGCCAGGAGGACGTATCTTAGCATGAATGCTAAACCTGCCGAGGGTCAAGAGTTAGTATATCGTGACCGTATTTGTGCGGCAGAGATATGGTGGGAATGTTTTGGCAACGACCCAAGTCGCATGAAGAAGATCGAGACCAGGGAAATTAATCAAATACTGGCGGACTCCCCATATACATTGGGCGGAAGTCAGTTGATGAGATTTGGTGAATATGGACATCAAAGAGGGTTCAGAATCAACGAGTCAAAACTGACTTTATAACGTTAACATTCTCAATTAAGCGTTAACATTCTCAGTATTTTTGTTAACATTAGAATGTTAACAAATTCGGAGAATGTTAACGTACCTTGTTAACGCATAAAGTCAGTATTTATCTATATTTATATATGTTTGTTAACAATGTTAACATTATATACTGGTAAATACCAAAACAAAGAGTTTTAAGAAAAAATACGCCCTTTACAGCCTTAATTTGAACCCTCATATATACGTATGTAAACATGTTAACGTTTAAAAATTTCAGAGGTGAGAAATGTTAGAAAAGGATATCGAGAGAAAATTAGTTGCAGGCGTCAAACACGCGGGAGGTAAAGCGTATAAGTTTGTATCCCCTGGTAATATCGGTGTGCCTGATCGTATCGTCATATGGCCGAACGGCGTTATTCATTTCGTAGAATTGAAGACATCCAAAGGTGTACTTTCGAGATTGCAGGGAGTCCAAGCCCGTGAACTTCAAAAGCTAAATCAAAAAGTATTTGTGTTAAAAGGTGCAGATGCGCTGGCTGGTTATCTGGATCAATTCATAGAAGAATTTGGGGTGAAAGCGTAATGCAGTTTATTGATTTCTTCTCCGGGATTGGAGGTTTCCATAGTGGCTTAGAGAAAGCAGGTATGCAATGTGTTGGATGGTGTGAATTTGATAAATTTGCGCAAGCATCGTATAGGGCGATGTATGATACAGCAGATTTATGGTTTGGTGATGATATTCAAAAAGTTAAAGGCCACGAACTACCGAAAGCCGATTTATGGACATTTGGATTTCCTTGCCAAGATGTAAGCGTTGCAGGAAAACAAAAGGGTATAAAAAAGGGAACGCGAAGCGGATTGTTTTATGAAGTTATGAGGTTGCTAGATGAATGTGAAGAAAATAGACCCCAGTGGCTTGTGTGTGAAAACGTTAAGAATTTGTTGTCAATCGATAACGGAAGAGGATTCCTTAATGTTATCAGTGAAATGGCCGAAAGAGGGTACAGTTGTGAGTGGAAAGTGTATAATTCCAAAGACTACGGAGTCCCTCAAAATCGAGAACGCGTGTATATTGTTGGATATTCTGGAAGAATGTGTTCCAGAAAGTTATTACCTAACCCCAGAGAAAACGCAAAAACTCTTAAACAAATCGTTGGTGGTTCACAAGGAATGAGGGTATACGATCCAGAAGGAACAAGTTGTACTTTGTCAGCACAAGGTGGTGGAATGGGTGCAAAAACTGGATTGTACACTATTACGGAAAGTGGTATTCATAATCTAGGGAATGTTACTGCCTATAAAAATGATTACACAGTACACGCAAGCGGTGTAGCACGCACGTTAATGGCAAGCGATTATAAACACGTTCCAAAAGTAGCTATTAAAAATGCAACAAAACAAGGGTATTCAATGGCAGCAGTCGGCGACGGCACAGATATTGCATATCCAGAAAGCGAAACACGAAGAGGTCGAGTGCAGCCACAACGATTTAATACATTAACAACAAGTGATAATCTGGGTGTTCTTGTAAATGGTGAACCTATCAGAATTAGAAAATTAACTCCTAAAGAATGCTGGCGTCTACAAGGTTTTACAGATGAACAGTTTGAGAAAGCAGCCGCAGTAAATAGCAATAGTCAGCTTTATAAACAGGCTGGTAACGCGGTTACGGTAAATGTGGTTGAAGAAATTGGAAAACATATTCTATGTTTCCATACTTTATACGGAGGTATGTGATATGCAGTTTATCCCGCATACGTATCAGCGATATTGTATCGATAAGACCGTTAATCAAAATAAGATAGGGTTATTCCTGGATATGGGTTTAGGGAAAACGATTATCACGTTATCTGCTATATACGAATTGAAGTACTCCCGATTCGCCATTCGTAAAGTGCTAATCATAGCGCCTAAGAAAGTAGCGGAGGCTACATGGCAACGCGAAGCACGAAAATGGGACGGCGTAGGTATATTAAGGATATCTACTGTATTAGGCAGCCTGAAAAAGCGTATTAAGGCTTTAAACACACCTGCCGACATCTACATTATTAATCGCGAGAATGTAACGTGGTTAGTTGATTACTACAAGAATGCATGGCCGTTTGACATGGTAGTTGTGGATGAATCTAGTTCCTTTAAAAACCACACGGCTAAGCGTTTTAAGTCATTAGCCTATATGCATAATCACATCAAGCGCATGGTGTTGTTAACAGGTACGCCAGCCCCTAACGGATTAATCGACCTATGGGCGCAAGTGTATTTATTAGACCGTGGTGAGTCGTTAGGAAAAACGTACACAGGATTTAGAGATTACTATTTCGAGCCCGATCAGAGGTCACGCGAAATGGTGTATTCCTATAAACCTAAATCCGATTCAAATGACAGTATCATGGCGGCGATATCTGGGTTATGCATATCCATGAAAGCCAGCGACTATTTGGAGTTACCTCCAGTCATCAACGATATTAAATATGTGCAGTTAGATGCAAAAGCTAAAAAGGCCTACGAAGATATGGAGCGTACATCTGTATTAGAGTTAATTGAAGCTGGCGAAGATATCACAGCTTTGAGTGCAGCAGCATTATCTACAAAGCTACAACAGTTAGCGAACGGCGCTGTATATGATGGCGACAGGAACGTTCACGAGATACACAGCTGTAAAATTGAGGCTTTTATGGAACTTGTAGAACAGTTGAATGGCAAGCCTGCATTAGTGTTTTACAACTTCAAACATGATTATGAACGACTAAAAGCAGCATTAGCTAAGACTAAATTACGTGTCTGTGAGTTAAAGGGTGCCGATGATGAAATAGCGTGGAATGCTGGAGAGATTGATATTCTATTAGCACATCCGGCTAGTACGGCATACGGGCTTAACTTACAGGATGGCGGGAACCATGTAATATGGTTCGGGTTAAATTGGAGTCTTGAGCTATATCAACAAGCTAATAAGCGGCTACATCGCCAAGGCCAAATGGAGAAGGTAATTATCCATCATCTAATATGTGAGGGAACTCGCGATGAGGATATGATGGATGCGCTAGCCCAAAAAGACCGAGCGCAGGAATATGTGCTGCAAAGCCTAAAAGCAAGAATCGATAAATACAGAAAGGATGATTAATATGGATCAATTTATAATGGCGGGATTATTCGGAGCCATTGTAATAATAGTGTGTTACACGACTATTCAAGTTATAGATATCGTTGATAAACGAAAATACAAGACTGTATACGGGTTAACCCCAGGTAGATTGTATGAGCGACCAAATAATCCGCCGCCACCACCTGTAAGGTTATCAGCTAGTGAGGAATTAAAACAATATACGGCCAATGAAACTCTAAAACGTCATGCGGCTAATCTAAAAAGGTTACAAGGAGAACATAAAATGAGATACAACTCGACTTTACAAGAAAAAGCAATTGAAGCAGCACAAAAAGCATTGTACGGTGTAGATGACTTTGATTATCTTGCTGCTGACGGAGACCTAAACGGAATGTTTGTTGTTTGGTTTTGTAAAACTTTACAAAACTGGAAGGCGATCGTAGCAGGACTAGATTTTGACGAATTTATTGAAGTCACACACAACGGTGATAAAAATGAAACTTATGTTGATATCTATCGAAAAGAAATGAACGTGTGTATTAAAGACAACCAATGAAAATATTCCGTTCTAAGAGGTAGTGAAAATGCTAGTAAAAAATGAGAATGAATGGTGCTGGTGTATTGGTGAAAATGTAGGGTATCCCCAAAAAAGCATTGAAGATGCTGTTAATGAATTTGCGAAAACCTATCCAGCTGATGAAGTGCCGAAAATTAGAGTTGCAAACCCATATTATTATATTCCAACTGTTGATGCAGAACGTGTTATTGAAGAAATTGTATATGGTGATCTTGACGATGAAATCGCGGAATGGTCGGAAGATTATCTACTAGAAGTTAAACAGGAACATATAGATGAACTTCAAAAAGAATTAACAACAGTATTTAGGAAATGGGAAGAACGTAACGGATATAAAAACACATCTTTTGTGATTTTTAAAACGATTAATCCTTTTGAGTGAGGTGGTAATAAATGTATACTGTAGTATTAATAGAATGCAATGGTAGCGATAATATATGGTGTTATGGCTCATACAAAACAATAAATGAGGCACAAAAGGCAAAAAATGAATTTGAAGAAGAACAAATAAAATTCATGCAAAACCTAACCAGTGAGCAATTCTCTAAATTTATTGAAGAAATGCCGGTTATTGTAAAGAATTATTCTCGCATTATGAGTGTTTCATATATTTTGCAAAATTGTTGTGGGTAAACAATATAGTGTAAATAGTGATGATATTAATTATTTCTTATGAAGCTGGTAAAAACAAATTCGGACTAAAACACAAAATAAATGATAAAGGAGGAAATATATTTGAATGAATATGATATTGAGAAAATCACTAAGTTGGCCACAGAGGTGGCAACTAAAACTTACTATGAATTAGCCAAACAAGAAAATGCTCAACTCGGTCGTAAACTTCGACACAACACGATCAAGTTATTAAAGCATTACAGTCAACTACAGTCGTATGTAGACAATGCTATCTCGGATTCGACACAAGCCGAGGATATTTGGCTCAATGAATTATTGGCGGATATGTTCGACGATAATAGTATCGTTAGGGTAAATGCGATCGTTAAAAGTAAAGAGAAGACGGCGCTAATGATGCGTCACGTAAATAACATGCTAGACATCTATGCTGAGAAATGCAGCGAGAAACAATTTAAGTATTGTGAATGCGTGCGACGTTATTATATTGATGGCGAAACATTAGAAGAAATTGCTGAATCATTTCCTGAAAAGCCCGATGTGCGTACTATTCATAGGTATGTTGCAAGGGGAATAGAAGAACTATCTGTACTTCTCTGGGGAGTGATAGGGCTCAACACAAAATTGTCTTAAAACTGTCATAGACATGTCATTCTTGACAATTTATAATGATAGTGTGAGTAAATGGGAAAACAAATACTCTATCTCTCAACGACACAGTGAAACCTAGAACACTAAAATGAAAAGACCACTTAATCTAACGGTTAGGTGGTCTTTTTATATGCAAATTTAAGGAGGCGAGGTGAATACGATTGACTGATGTGTATTGCGAAAAGAGACGATGCTTAAACAATGTTAAGGGTTGGTGCAAAGCGAACGGCATTCATATTGATCATATGTGTAAATCGTATGCGCCCTCACATTCTTTAATCAAAACTAAAACGGCGAAGGTTCATAAAGACCGCGGTAAGTTTAAACAGAACAAAGGAGTATTGAAATAATATTGGAGCGCCCACTTCAGGGTGTTTTTTTATTTCCTAAGTTCTAATTCTCAATACCGATTTTAAATGAGAAAATTAAAAATTGGGAAAAGGTACTTCCTAGAGCAAAAACCGCCGCTGGTCGCCCCAGCGCGATGGTCCTCTCTCTGTGAGAAAAATTTTCCTGTTGAATGTAGAAAGACGAATTTAGAAAGGAGTACACCTATGGCGGACACAAAACCAAGAGTGAAATTTGATGCTGCGGGCAATCTGCTCGTATCAAGCACTCAACTATGTGACCTCTTGCGGGTCACTCCGGAAATTATTTCTCGACATCATAAAGCAGGAATGCCTAAAGCATCTGTAGGTTGGTGGAATCTCCGGGAAGTCCTCGTATATTTAGGGCAGGCAAAAGGCGATAACGCTAAAAGCAAATCCGCATCAACTCGTAAGTTAGAAGCCGAAGCAGATTATAAAGAGGCAAAGGCTGCGCGTGAAAAGAAAATGCTAGATGTGCTAAATGGCGAATATGTTCCTCGTGCCGATGTGGCCCAGGCATGGGCTAACCGAGTATTGGAGATGAAGACATCATTTACCAAATTAGGTAAGCGTATCGGAAGTGAGTTCACGGATCCTGAAGAACGTGCTCGTGTAGAAAAGGTGGTGAATGGCCTTGTCGAAGAATACCTCGAAAGCTACGCACGCGAAGGCGAGTACACGCCGAAAGTCAAAGCCACGGGAAAAGGTAAGTCCAAAGGTTGACTGGTTCCCTGAGGAATTAGAGGCATTCAAGCCACCTGAAAGATACACCGTTTCAGAATGGGCAGATAAGTACAGGGTACTGACTAATATATCTGCCGAACCTGGGCGCTGGCGTACAGCACGGACACCTTATCTCAAGGAGCCTATGGACAAATTCACAGACCCTCTCATTGAAAGCATCTCGTTATGTTTCGGAGCGCAGATTGGTAAGACGGAAGCTGAGCTTAATATGATTGGATATGCGTTACACCAAACTGCATCACCAGTTATGATGGTTTATCCGACGGATACTATTGCAAAATTTGCTAGCGATAAACGTGTGCAACCGATGATCAGGAGCGTAGAACCATTGGCAGATATGTATGACGAAGGCAGTAAGCTGCTGGAGTTAGACTTCGTTAATGGAAACTACATGGTGCTTGTTGGTGCGAATTCACCAAGCAGCTTATCAAGTCGGTCAATTAAGTACTTATTCTTCGATGAAATTGATAAGTATCCAGCTTTCTCCGGTAAGGAAGCGAATCCGATTAAGCTGGCTGAGGAACGTACCAAGACATTCGTTGATAAGAAGATTGTAAGAGTGTCAACTCCTACGATTGAAAGTGGCAATATTTGGCAGTCCTATATGGACGCAAATGAACGTAAGCAGTATTACGTGCCATGTCCGCATTGCGGGGTGTCGCAGACCCTCAAATTCAAACAGATAAAATGGCCGGAGGAACACCATGGCAATGCGGATATGATACGTGATACCGCATATTATGAGTGCGAACATTGTAAGCAACGTATTGATGATAAGCACAAGATGGATATGCTCCGGCAAGGTGAATGGCGTGCGGTGAATGAATCACAAGTCCGAGTTGTCCGCTCGGTTGCCTATCATATGTCATCCCTTTACTCTCCATGGGTTACCTTTGGCGATGTGGCATATGAGTTTGTTAAATCAAAGGATAAGCCAAGTGAGTTGATGAATTTTATCAACTCTGGATTAGCGGAGCCGTGGAAATCTGCGAAAACTAAAAGCACGCAGAACCTCGTGTTTACGCAATCGGAAGTTCCTCGAGGTATTGTGCCACAGCATGCACCACTACTTATCGCATCTGTCGATGTGCAGCAAGATCATTTCTGGTGGGAGGTTAGAGCCTACGCCCATGGTGTATCAAGTTACTTAGTCGATTATGGTCAAGCAAGTAGTTGGGCAGATTTAACCGAGATACTCATCGATAGAGAATATCCATCAGAGTATGGTGAGGCCCGTAAGATTGTGAGGGCCGGTATCGATAGTGGCTACCGAACAGACGAAGTATATCAGTACTGTGCGCAGTACCCAGAAGTATGCGTGCCAGTTAAAGGTGATTCTTCGCACAGTCCTCTAGCGCCGCCTTATAAGATGAGCAGCATCGAGAAGGGCGTCATCGGAGGCATGAAGCTGTACGTAGTGAATACCGATTACTGGAAGGACTTTATATTTGCACGTATGGTACGTCCGGCTAATGAGCCTGGCACAATCCATTTATTTAAGGATTGCCCAGAGGAATATTCGGAGCACCTCCGGTCGGAGGAAAAGCAAGAAATCCGAAATGTAAAGACCGGAGCAGTTACAGTGCAATGGAAACCATTAACCAGTCATCCAACAAATCACTTGTTGGATACGTGTGTATACAACGCCATGGTGGCGGACTCGGTAGGTGTTAAATACTTACCAGAATATAATCTGGATACCGATGAGGAGGACGAAGATACGGATGATGAAGACTTTAATGCAGATAGCCGAGGTTGGTTTAGTTAAGAAGGAGGTGAGACCATGAGCGCAAGAGAAGACTTGGAGCGTATTCGAACGATAATCGAGGAAATTGAGACGAATGGATACGCCGAGATGTCTGTAGGTGGTAAGCGATTTAAGACGCATGACCTGCCGACATTATACGCCCGTGAACGTGAGTTAATGTCTCGCGTTGATGATGAGGAAGGTAATAGCACGACATCCTACGTGTCATGGGAGCGACGATGAACATACTCGATAAGGTAATAGCATATTTCAATCCAGAGCGCGCTGCCCGTAGAGCATATTTCCGTAGTTCGCTTGAACGTGGATATGATGCGGCGTCAACAGACCGATTGAGTGGCGACTGGATGCCAGTATTTGGTACAGCTGAACAAGTAGCATCAGGCCAACGTGATTTGATCCGAGGTCGTGCACGTGCAGCAGAACTTAATAGTGACCTCGCTGAAAGTGTTGTATTGGCATTACTACGGAATGTAGTAGGTACCGGAATAAAGCCACAGTGCAAAATCAAGACCAAAGCAGGAAAGCTAAATGAAAGACTCAACAAGAAAATTGAGGAGGCTTGGTCAGATTGGGTGGATAAGGAGAATGCGGATATCCGAGGGATATCTACGTTTTATGAGTTGCAAGAAATGGCTCTGCGCCGAATGGTCTATGACGGAGAAATCCTAGTTAATATGACCTCCGAAGGTGCAGATATACCGCTATCATTACAGCTTATCGAGGGCGAGAATATCGGAGCCGTATCGGTAAGCGAGAATGGCAACAGTATTGTTAATGGCGTGGAAGTTAATAAATACGGAAGACCAATAGCATATCACGTATTCCAAACAGATCCATTAGGAATACGGTCGTTTAACGAGGCAAGGCTGCCAAGTAATAGGGCTTTTCTATTACATAAGCCCCGCAGACCTAGTGAGCTGCGCGGGGTTAGTATGTTAGCCCTCGTATTAAAGCGTATTCATGATGTAGATGAATACATGGATGCTGACCTTATAGCGGCTCGTGTGGCCGCATGTTTCGGTGCGTTTGTAACGAGTAATACCGGAAATAACCCAATGGTTGCAAGTAAGATTGATAGTAAAGGCAAAAAAGTCCGCTCGATGGCACCAGGGATTATACAACATCTACGTGCTGGTGAATCAATTTCATTTGCGGAACCTAAGCGAAATGCAGGCACCGCATCAGAATATTCGGTGACTCAAACAAGACGCATAGCGTCGGGCATGGGTCTAAGCGCAGACATAGTGACGCGAAACATTAGTGGTAACTTCTCCGCAGCTCGGCAGAATATGCTGGAGGACCAGCAATCATTCAAGCAGATGCAGCGTTTTGTAATTGAGCATTTTTGTATGCCTGTATGGCGGGCTTTCATTGAAGCATGCTACCTAAAAGGAATCATCCCGGCCAATGACTATGCGGCAAACCCAAAACTTTATAAAAAAGTAGCGTGGTTAGCTCCAGGCTGGTCTTGGATTGACCCTGTTAAGGAAGTTAACGCTAACAAGGAAGCCATTAAGGCAGGACTCACAACGCTCGAGGACGTATGTAGTGCATCTGGTAAGGACTGGGAAGAAGTGCTTGAACAGCGGAAGCTGGAACAAGACCGCATTAAGGAATTGGGTGTTGCCCTTGATATGAATGGGGACATAACGAATCTAGCGGATGATAACGCCACTGATATGAAAGGAGATGATAGCTAGTGGGAAAATTTGCAAAAAGGCAGCTCTTAGGTAAGTATGCCCGAGAGGCGCAAATCACAAATATCGAAGCGAACGATGATCGTACCGTTGAATTGTCTTTCTCCTCTGAAGAGCCATATGAAAGATGGTTCGGAACAGAGATATTGTGTCATGACGACGGATGTATTAACCTAGACCGCTTTAATAATGGTTTGGGTACAGTGTTATTCAATCACGACCGTGATGCCGTAGTCGGACACATCGAGAATGTGTGGATTGAAGACAATCGCGGCAAAGCAATCGTTAAATTCGACGAGGACGATGAGTCTGAAAAGATTTATCAAAAAGTGTTAAAAGGCACGCTACAAGGCGTGAGTGTCGGATATTCCATAAGCCGATACGAGGAATTAATTGATTCCGATTCCAAAAGCTCCAACGGTCGATTTACTGGTCCGGGTTATGTAATCACAGACTGGGAACCATTGGAAATTAGTATTGTGTCCGTCCCTGCAGATCCAAGTGTAGGGGTAGGTAGAAGTGTAGATGATAATGAGGAGGAACCTATGAAAGGTGATGCAAAAGCAAAAGGCACTGAGCAAAACGTGCCACAAGTAGTACCGGAAGTACCAGAGTCCGGAGTTAAAGGATTTAATGCGGATGACGCTAAAAGATTGATTGCGGCAGAACGTGAACGTGTATCCACAATCACAAGTCTATGCCGTGATTTCGAAGTTGATGGTGTAGATGAATTTATCAAATCCGGCAAATCTGTTGCCGAAGTTCGTGAGGCAGTAATGGATGCGTTGCGTGAACGCAATAAACCAGTATCCGTTAAAGTTGGTGAAGCAGATTCTGATAAGTTCCGCATGGCTATGCAGGATGCTTTGATGATGTCTATTGGCATTCCGGTTGCAAATCCTGCGCCAGGTGCAGATGAACTCCGTTCTATGTCCTTGATGGAATTAGCTCGTGAGTCTCTAGTTCGTGAAGGCATAACTGCTAACTACTCTGACCGATTGGATTTGGCTCGTGAAGCTATCAATTCCACATCTTCTTTCCCAATTGCATTGTCTAATGTGGCAAATAAAGCTTTGATGCAAGGTTATGAAACAGCACCAACTACATTTGCAACTTGGACTGGTAAAGGTAGTAACCGCGACTTTAAACCAGCAAAACGTATTTTGCTTTCTGAAGCAGCTGAATTGAAATTTGTACCAGAGGGCGGTCAATTCAAGGATTCCCAAATGCACGAAGCAGGTACGAACGTTAGCGTATTTACATTTGGTCGTACATTCAGCTTGACTCGACAAGCTATTATTAATGACGATTTGGGTGTATTCAATGATATTTCCTCTAAATTCGGTCGTGCCGCAAAAAATAAAATCAATAACATGGTATATGACCTTTTAAGTGGTAATACAGTGCTAGAAGACGGAAAAGCCTTGTTTAGTGCAGACCGTAAGAATTTGGCAACCACAGGTTCCGAGCTAAGTGTAGAATCTTTATCTGCAGGTGTAGCGGCTATGCGTCGTCAAAAACATATTGGTGAAAATCGCAATTTGAACATCGCACCTACATATTTGATTATTCCACCTGAACTCGAAGCATTGGCTTACCAAGTAGTTAAATCTACGGTAGACCCTGCTCGTAGCAATGATACAGTCAACCCATTTGGTGGTCGATTCACTATCGTCGTAGATGCAGCGTTAACAGACCAACATGCGTGGTATTTGGCATCTCGTCCTACAGACGTTCAAACCATTGAAGTAACATATCTAAATGGTGTTGAAACGCCTCGATTAGAATCCCAAACAGGCTTCGAAGTTGACGGTATTAAGTACAAAGTAGCAATGGATTGCAACGCAACAGCGCTCGACTTCCGCGGCTTGTACAAAAACCCTGGTAAATAATAGGTAACTGATTAGGAGGTAAATAGATATGGCACAATTCATTCAAGAATTAGATCGTATTGATTTTAAAAATACAGCATCCGATATGATTGCCGTAGGGGACATTGTCCCTGTCGGCAAAATGCACGGCGTAGCAATTACTAATATTGCTCCTGGTGCAATCGGTGCAGTTAAGGTCACAGGATGTTTTACAGTTGATGCGGTTGTGACAGAAGCATTCGCAGTAGGTGATGTTGTGTATTTTGATAAAACGCAAAAGCGTGCAACTAAAACAGACACAAATCCAGTATTGGGTATTGCCATTTCTGCAAAATCTGCAAGCGCTAAGACCGTTGATGTAGCTCTTTGGCCTAATGTAGAAAAGTAA